CTTGGCGTTTCAGACGCTACAGTGTACGACAGACAGAACGAATACCCTGAGTTTCTGGAGGCTATAAAAAGAGGCCGAAGCTCTGGTATTCATAAGATAACAAATCAACTGTTTGATAAAGCTATGTCCGGTGACAATACGGCCATTATTTTTTATCTAAAGAATAGGGATCGAGAAAGCTGGGGTGACAAGCACATCGAGCCAGTTCAAGAGATACCGCAAATCAATATCATGGTAGATCCGCGTGCAATTAACCCTACCGCAGAGTGAGATATTCCTTTGCGCTAGCCGCTTTGTTTCAGTGGTCGCTGGTAGACGATTTGGCAAGACCTTTCTGTCTACTGGGAAGATACTTGAGCAGGCAGTTAAGTCGCCGAATAGAAATGTCTGGTACGTTGCACCAACCTACGGGGCAGCCAAGGAGATTGCATGGGATATGCTGATCGCCACAATACCCCCAGAATACGTTTCTAAGACAAACGAGACCAGCCTAACCCTACGCCTTATCAACGGCTCTGTAATCGCCTTAAAAGGCGCTGAGAAGCCAAATAACCTGCGTGGGCGATCACTCGATTACGTTGTGATGGATGAGTTCGCTGATATGCGCCCAGAGGCATGGTATGAGGTGCTGAGACCCGCATTATCTGACAGAAACGGCGGTGGTATGTTTATTGGGACGCCAAAGGGAAGGAATCACTTCTATGACATCTGGGGCAAAGGTATCGATGGGGATGATAATTGGGCGAGCTTTCAGTACACAACTTTGCAGGGCGGCAACGTATCTCAAGAAGAGATAGCAGCGGCAAGACAAGACTTAGATGAGCGCACATTCCAGCAAGAGTATGAGGCTGCGTTTGTCAACTACAGCGGCATCATTTATTATGGCTTTAGCCGTGAGCATTCGGTTGTTAAGATTGAAGACAGTGGCAGCACTTTGCATATCGGTTTAGATTTCAATATCGACCCGATGAGTGCCGTTGTTTGTTTGCGTCATGGCAATACGCTGCTGGCGATTGACGAAATAGTAATGTACGGCAGCAACACTGATGAAATGGTTGCAGAGATTAAGTCAAGATACGGCGACCGACCTGCTATCATATACCCCGATCCAGCCTCAAGGCAGCGCAAGACTAGCGCAGGAGGCAGGACAGATTTGAGCATCTTGCAGAACGCAGGGTTTGCTGTTAAATCAAAAAACAGTCACGCACTGGTCAGGGACAGGATAAACGCGGTAAATAGTCGATTACGATCTAGCAGTGGTGATCGCTATTTGTTTATAGACCCAAAATGCAAGCACACGATTAAGAGCCTTGAGCGTCAGACTTACAAAGAAGGGACGAGCCAGCCTAACAAAGATGGCTTTGACCACATGAACGATGCTTTGGGTTACTTGGTCGAATTTCTGTTCCCAGTGCGGACAGATTACAAGATTGAACAGCCGACAAGGTGGAGTTAATGAGAAGCACAGACATCGAATACACGCACCCAGAATACGACAACAATAAGTATCGCTGGGAGTTTTATCTCCGATCCTACATGGGTGGGGAAGATTACAAGGACGGCGGCTACCTGACTCGCTACGTCAACGAAGACAAAGACGAATACAATCGAAGGCTTGACCTCACTCCGATGGACAATCACTGTAAGAACATTGTCCACATCTACAGCAGTTTCCTATGGCGCGTGCCTCCGGTTAGAAACTTTAACTCTCTGGCAAACAATCCAGCCATTGAAAACTTTATGAAGGATGCCGATCTTGATGGTCGCAGCTTCAACGCATTTATGAAACAAGCTCAGGTCTGGTCGTCTGTATATGGGAACGTCTGGCTGATGATGGACAAGCCGCTATCCAATGCAGGAACTAGAGCAGAAGAACTAGCACAGGACATTCGCCCTTATGTAACGATGTTCACCCCTGAGAACGTATTTGACTGGAAGTACGAGAGAACCCCAAGCGGGCGTTTTAAGCTAGTCTACCTGAAGGTGCGTGAAGCTATCGAAGAGATTAGCGACACCGAGAAAGAGGTCTACTATCGCGTCTGGCGTGAAGATACGATTGAGAGCTGGAAGTCTATCAACGAGATCGACACCCACCTTGATACAATCGACAACGCACTTGGAAAGATTCCGGCTGTATTCCTGCCAGCACAGCGTTCAGTTGTTCGTGGCATTGGTATAAGCGACCTGTCAGATGCGGCCTATATGCAACGGGCTATCTATCAGGAGCTTTCAGAGATCGAGCAATTGATACGAATCAGCAACCACCCGACATTGGTTAAGACCTATAACACCGATGCAAGTGCTGGCGCTGGCTCTGTGATCAATATGCCAGATGATATGGACTCGAACATGAAGCCGTATCAGATTCAGCCAAGTGGTCAGAACCTTGATTCTGTTCGTGCAGCGATCACCGATAAGGTTGAGGCGATTAACCGAATGAGTCACATGGGCGCAGTACGAGGCACTCAGGCTATGACTCAATCAGGCGTTGCCATGCAGACAGAGTTTCAGATGCTTAACGCGAAGCTGTCAGAAAAGGCCGACATCCTAGAGCTTGCTGAAGAGCAGTTGTGGGAGTTGTTCGCTGATTGGCAAGATGCGACTCCAGATGTTGAGGTGTTCTACCCTGATTCGTTTGATTTGAGAGATTACGATAAAGAGCTAATTTTCCTTCAACAGATGCGCTCGACTGGTGTTAAGTCTGTCACGCTGATGCAGGAGATTGACAAGCAAATCGCTGACTTGGTTCTTGATGATGAGGCTTTAGCTAGATCGCACGTTGAAATCGAATCCAGCAGCCAGACATTGGGGCAGTTCACGCCTGAAGTTGTAGAGCCGCTAGAATAATGCCAGCAGACGTTGACCAGTTACGGTCGGTAATAGCTAGAGCAGATAGGCATCAAGAGAAGTTGGCTGCTGCTTTGGTTAAGCTAGAGGATCGTATCACTGATTTGATGGCAACTGCTCCGCTGAGAGATGGCGAGCTGTTCGATCTGGAGTGGGCTATACAGGCAAGGGTCGAGCTTAGACAAGCAATCGAGGCAGAGTACCTGTCAACCGTTGATGGTCTGATTCGAGAATATACCGTGATAGCGGATGAAGTCGCTGCCATGCTTAACACTTACGGAAATGTTACCAAGCTAGACCCGAATGTTATCTCTCAGCTTCAGTCGATGACGTTTAAAGGCTTCGAGGACTTGGGGCAGAACTATCTGGATGCTGTGGCTAAGGAGCTATACGAAAGCACTTTGACTGGTGCAACGTTTGCTCAGAGCTTGGCGACCATTAAGGCTTCGGTTGATTCTAACCTTGGGCGTTATGCAAGTCAGGCTTTGCACGATTCACTGATGCAGTTTGACGCGACAGTAAATACCAAAATCGCTTTGGATGCTGGGGCTGAAAAGTTTAAATACTATGGCCCAGATGATGATGTGACGCGAGAGTTCTGCGCCCGTCATGTTGGCAAGGTTTACACTAAAGAAGAGATCGAACAGGAATGGTCTGGCAGTTGGGCTGGAAAGATTAGCGGAGACCCTTTTGTGGTAAGAGGCGGCTATAACTGTCGTCATAGGTTCAGAGGTATATTCGAGGATTAATCATGCCACAAGGTACAGGAACATACGGCTCTAAAGTAGGCCGTCCGAAGAAAAAGAAGAAAGTAAAGAAATAAACAACTTATGCTACAATTACGATTCACCAATACTCTTTAAGAGGCACGTCACATGAGCGATGAAATCATGGAAACACAAGCAGAGACTGAAACTGCGGCAGTAGAAAGTCAGGAAAAGACCTTTTCACAGACAGAACTAGATCGCATTGTTGCGGATCGAGTTGCTAGAGAACAGCGCAAATACGAGAAACAATTATCAGGCATTGATATAACCGAAGCCAAGCAATTGTTGATGGACAAAGAAGCGGCTGAAATTGAGCGACAAAAAGAACGTGGCGATTTTGAATCAGTTCTAAAGAAAACGGTTGAGAAGAAAGATCAGGAAATTAATGCGTATAAGAGTAAGCTGCAATCAACTTTAGTAGACGGCGCTTTACTAAATGCGGCAAGCACTAATAACGCGGTAAACCCTGAACAAGTTTCTGCACTGTTAAGAAACAACCTTCGCTTGTCAGATGATGGCAGCGTGGAGGTTCTTGACAGCAATGGCACGCCAAGGTATAACGATAGCGGAAATCTGCTGTCAACTGGTGAGCTGGTAGCGGAATTTTTAACGGCTAATCCTCACTTTGTCAGAGCCTCCGCAGGTGGTTCAGGCAGTCAAGGTAACGCTGGTGGCTCTACACAGAAGTCTCTATCTGTGGCTGATATGGTTGCTAATTGGAACGAAGGCGGAAAAGAAGCCTTTGCTGCAATGAAAAAGAAAGCGACCTAATAAACCAATTTTACTAATTTAATCTTTTGAGGATTTAACAATGGCTGCAACTACTTCAACTACCCTTGACGACTTATTTGTCAATATTATCGCTCAGGCGCGTTTCACCGCTGAAGAGCAATCCCTAATGATGGGTCTTGTTACCCAGTACAACATCGGTTCAGAAGCCGGTAAGACCATTCAGGTTCCTAAGTACCCAGCTATCGCTGCTGCTGACTTGACCGAAGGCACTGATATGTCTTCTACCACTGTATCAACTAGCTCTGTATCTGTAGCTGTTGGTGAAGTCGGCGCTCAGGTTCTTTTGACTGACATGGCTGCATACGGCGCTGGTAACCCTGCTCTTGAGCTTGGTACTGTTCTTGGTAACGCTATCGCTACTAAGATGGATACCGACCTGATCGGCTTGTTCTCTGGCTTCTCTGGCGCTTTGGGCGCTGCTGGGCAAGAGATCACTGTTGCTGATCTGTTCAAGGCTGCTGCTACTCTGCGTGCCAATAAGGTTACTGGCGTTATCAATGCCGTAGTACACCCTTATCAGGCATACGCTTTGAAAGCTAACCTGACCAACACTTTCGCTAACCCTAACGGCGGCGACCTTCAGAACGAAGCAATGCGTAACGGATATGTCGGCACTATCGCTGGTATC